TGAACTTTTTACAGCATCAATATCTTGCTCGACAAACTTACCATCTACGAACATCCATTCCTTGCCTTCCATCACACCTCGTACAAAAGCATCTGGTGCCGACGGATCTGCAACTATATCTGCAGCAGTGGCAAGCATGAAGTCTTTTTGAACTTCACTTGTTCCGTCTTTGGTAGTTTTCAATGAACCCATCCCTCTAGAAGATACACCCAGACTTGCTCCTTCGTCAATTAACGATTTAACAATCTTACCATAAGGTGTATCCATTATCTTAGCTTTTCCGATAAAGTTTTTATCTTCTAGCTTCAAATCTTTAATCATGTGCGATACTCTATCTAAATTAATAGTTGGTGAGTCAGGGTGTCCTAACTCTCCATACGCACGATTCTTCTTGACATTTTCTTTCATATATCTTTTTACTTCTTTGTCAAGAATATCTGTAGGGTACAATCTTCCATTCCTGTTTTTAATATCAGCTTGGAGGAATACACCCTCGATGTTGTAATTCTTTTTACCTGTTTCTTTATCTTCTTCTATAAGATAGTTTACAGTTTCAGTATGTTCTTTAATTAGTTTCATATTAGCTTCCTACAGCAGTCTGGTCATCGTAAGCACCAAACTCTGGTGTTTCTACTGGGTCATTAAAGCCACCCATTTTACTTAAATGAAGAAGTATCATACCTTTGCCACTAAATGTAACAACTATATCTTGGTCTCCTTCATCCTGTATAGAAGTTTCTATTTTCGGAGCTCCAGGTGCGACTGTAGCTACGAGTACAGAGTTTCGTACGACAGTAATATCTTTTGCAGCTTCACAGCTGTATTCGATTTTCTGTATGGCAACTTTTAGGGCAGAAGAAGTAATCGTTTCGTTAGTTAGTTTTAAATCACTGTCAATATCGATCGTAACATTTTCGTTCGATCCTGTAGCAGTGACTCTGACGATAGCTTTACGATTGTCTTTTGCCAGAACTGTTTTAGTAATTGCCATTTAGTACACTCCTTTTAAAACTTCCATAAAGTTTTGTTTGTTTTCGGACATGTGAGATACAATCTCATCATTGCCTTTCAGTAAACTATTTAGTAAAATTTGGTTTTCCTCGCTAATTGCGATCCGTGTCCCATCTTTTAGTACATAGTCTAGTTTATTTCTTAGTTCGTTTATAGATCCAGACTTAATTTCAGTTAGTATAGGATCTATATTAAAATCTGTTGAGGATGCTTTATTAATGTATTTTTCAACTAGTTTATCTGTTATTTCAACATCACTATGTCGTGAGATACATTCAGCTATCCTTTCCTCTGGTAAAGAAACTTCGATACTATCTAATAGTTGTTGTTCTCTATCCTCCGAAGAAGCAGTATAAAAATCTTTAAACTTCTTCGCCATCTTCAGCTGGTTCCTCTACTGGCTCAGCTGGAGTTTCTTCTGCCTGTGCTTCGACTTCTGGCTCACCAGCTATCTCATCTTGTTCTTCTGGAGTCTTAAACATACTAGACGCCATTTCTTTTTTCATAGTATCTAATTTATCTCCAACTTTCGCAGACATTATACCTTGAAAGGTATTTTCTATTCCTTCAGCATCACCTGACTGAATAGCATCTATTAATTCTTTAGTACCCATTATTCTTCTCCTTCATTATCTTCTGGCTCGTCAGTAGTCTGCATAGAATCCATATCTGGCACTTCGCCACCTTCTGGTTCTTGGTCAGCTTCCTGCTCTGCCTTTTCTGCTTCAATCTGGTCGTCGATCTCTTTCATCTCTTCTTCAGATTGCATTAATATATTTTTTCTTGCCCACTCTAACGAATAGAACTTACCAAGATATGGTTCTACTTGGCCAAGCATACCCACTCGTTGTTGTAGCAACTCATTATTTTTTAATTCCGTAAAGTGATTATCTTCTAAGAAGTCAACTCTAATGTCGCATCTTGCTTCATCAAAGTCTTCGTCAGTCATTATCCCTTTAGCAATTAACTGAACTCTAAGAATATCAATCATAAACTGACTGAACTTTCTTTGAACTCTTTGTATAAACTTATTAAACTTTAATTCGTCCCTCGTAATTTCAGAAGCACGACCTAAAGTAAATCCAGTCTCACCTTGTAATCTTGACATAGGCACATTTAAAGACTGGTAAAGTTTCCTCTGGAAATATTGTATGTCAGCAATGTCTCCTAAGTTTTGCCCTCCAGGAAGTGTAGTGATTTCTGTACCACGACCACCTTCTCTTCTAGGCATCCAAAAATCTTCCATCATGCTCAGGTGTTTTCTATCATCTCTGACTTCACCTGTCGTAGCATCGTAAACGACTTTGTTTCGATACTTATTCATAATATCGTTGACATATTGTTCTGCTTTTATCTTAGGCAGGTTTCCTACATCAACATAAAATATTCTTCTTTCGGGAGCACGACTAAGTCTGTATATAACTACAGCATCTTCAATCATCTTTAACTGGTTTACTGCTTTTACTGCTTTTTGTAAATGCGATAAAACTATACCAGTGTTCTGGTCTATATTACCAGAAGGACAAAAGACAACTGAGTCCTTACTTAATTTAATTCCTTTCGTACTAGAGTCGCTTATACCTTTATCGTTGTATATGTAATATTCTTCTTGACTCTTTACTACTTCTATGCCTTTAGCATTCTTTTCTTTTTTAATATCCTTAATCTTACGAATCTTTTGAGGATCTACATACCTTAGTTCCTGAATACCATCTTTCGGAGATGCAGGATCTAAAATTAAATGGTAGTATAATCTCCCATCTATATACCAAGTTTTAAAGATATCATGACCTTTGTGGTCGAACTCCAGCATATCATAGATATCTGAAAATTCTTCATGAATCTTTTCTTTAATATTATCGGATACAGGTAAGTCGTCGAGGACTAGTTGAACACTAGGAGCATCATCTTGTATTGTGATTGCTTCATTAGTTATATCTTCTATCGCACCATCACAATCTGGGTACTGCGAGACTTCACGATATCTTTTTATTAAAGCATTTTCACTTCTTATCGAATTATCTAGGTCGAGGGTGACACCATAATAAGCACTTACATCCGTAAGAACTGTAGAACCATCATCTCGTGATGGAGCGACAGGTGTTAAAGGTTCTCTATTCCTCTTCCGTGTAATTTCGAAACCGAAAAATTCAGCCATAATTTATTCACCTTTAATTAATAATTAAATGTTGATTGGGAATGAACCAATCGGAGTATCGATTGATATATTAACTCCTAATCCACCACTTTCGCTTGTATTACTTGTAAAGAAGTTGTACTGGAACTCTACATCAAATGTTTCAATAGCATTAGTTGTATCGTAGTCTAACTGAACTATTCCGATAGATAGTGGGAAAGCATCAACAAATTTATATTGTTTTACTCCAGCACCATTTCGGTCTAGCTGTGTTACAAGTAAGTCAGCTTGGTAATCATTCGGATTAGTACGACCTTCTGTAGTCGCATATTCCTGAATACCATTTTGCCATCTTTCGATTGCGTTTCTGATACCGAAGTCAGTGTCATTATAAACTGTTACAGTCCATGGAGCAAAAGTTCTCTCCGCAGCAAAGTTTACAGCACGACCTCTGTATTGGATCGGCAAGTTTTCTAATGTACTAGCTGGTAATTGTGCAGCTTTGCAAAGAAACTGTCCTTGTACAGCAGCAACTCTTCCACCAGTGACATAAGAAGGGAAAGCCAAATCAACACGGAACTGATTAGGACGAGCTCCACCACCAGTCATGTTAGCTTTAAAATCAGCAATATTAGCCATGTTTTATTTCTCCTTTGTTATATTTAGCCACCAATCTCACTAAAGTCTACACTTGATTTACTAGCTACAAATGTAAGAGTAATGAAATTAATTGCTCTGTTTGGTTTAATGAAGATATCTGCACGGAATTCATTTCTATCAACTACATCACCTGTGTTGTTAGTAGCATCACACACTACAGTAAAGTCTGTGATTCCTCGTCTTCCTTGTACATCTCTTAAGAAAGGATTAACTGCGTTTTTAAAGTCGTTTCTTGTAAACTCATCGTTGAATTCAAAGAGTTGTGCTTTCGCAGCAATCGCTATCGCTTTTTCTAGTACGATAAATAATCTTCGTACATTAATTCTGTTAAATGCAGACTCACTAGACAGTAAAGTCTTGTCACCAAATAACTGAGTACCATTTCCTGGGAATGTTACAACAGGGTTTACACCAGCTTGGTATAAAGTATCCCTTTGAGTTTTATTTGGAGAGAATCCTAATTTAACAACATTTTTAATTTGACCTCTAGAAGCACCAGCAGGTGAGAACCATGCGTCTTGGTCATAGTCAGTTCTTGCAGCCAGACCTGCTATGTCACCATTTAGTGGTACATATCTATATACATCGTTGTATCTGTCGTATTGATACTTAGAACCAGTGTCAAGTACACCATAAGACGAACTTGGTAGTGCGTTCCTGTAAGTAGTACAGTCGCCAACTGGGTCAGCATCAGTAGCCAAGATTGTGTTTCCGCTTGCGTCTTCACAAGAAGCGAATACCATACAATCTTTTCTTACTTCAGCAATATTATTAATCGCAGCAGTCGTAGTTGCAGCATCAGCTTTACCCATCATGATGAGTGAAACATCATACAACTCGTCATTAGCAAATATTGCTAGAGCAGTTTGTAAGTTTCCTGCAGTAGGAGCAGTATCTACTCCACCTGTTAAAGATGGTTGATAAACAGCACCAAGGTCACCGAAAGTAGTACCAGCACTTGCTGAACCCCAAGCAGTTCCAGTCACAGTAGGATGATCCATCCACCAGACATATCTTGATTGTGAGTTTATTACATCTTTGTAAAAATTATTAGATCCGTCGAACTTTTTAGCATCGCTCGCAGCAGATAGATGAGAGTACTGTTCTAAAATAGTTCCAGCAGTACCAGTAAATAAACCATCTTCGTCTATTACTAATACATGAAGCTCATCGTCAGATCCACCAGCAGCAGCAACAGAAGCAGAAGTTCCAGGGATTCTATCGAAGTTTCCTTTATTACCCCAAGCAGCAAAAGTTGCAGAGTCAGCGATCTCTACTTTAAGTGAGTTTCCGATGCTTCCTGCCCACTTGGCAGCGAAAGTACCGACATTATTTGAACCACCAGTATAAGAACTAGTATAGTCGTTCAAATTTTTAATCTTGACAGCTGTACCAGTTGCTACTGCATTTCTAGCAGCAGTTGTGTCGGCACGAACTACAAGAAGATTGTTTGAATATGATAGGAAGTTAGCTGCAGTGAAAAAACTATTGAAAGTGGCATCGTTAGGTTTGCCATATCTTTCTACTAAGTTATTTTCAGAAACAATTTGTACAGGATCCTCAATCGGACCCCATTGAAAGTTCCCAGCAAAAGCACCTGACGATGTCGCCACATTAGGTACGATTGAAGTGAAATCTTGTTCTTTGACAACTACTCCAGGACTGAGTTGAAAAGCCATTTGTTTCTCCTTATTAATGAATTCGTTAATTCAAAAGAGTTTATAAAAACTCCAATGCTTTTATTTAGTTTTTTACGATATTTAGAAGTTAATTAGCTCTTCTTCATCATCGTGTTTATGCCCATCGTTGATAAAACCGAAAGGAGTCAACTCCTCTTCTATCTGTTTCATCTGGTTTTTATACATCTCTTCTCGTAAATTTACATCGTTCATTTCAGTAAAATACTGGTCAGATGTAAGCCAACCAAACAATACAAGGCACATAACCAAGTCATCGTGATATCCGTCATCAGCAGCATAAGAACCCTTGCTTTCTATAAAGGTACTTATCTCGCTTATAATATCGCCATCGTAAATCTGTAATTTGCCATTATCTATTAATGTTTTTAAATTTTGGCAACCTATTCTTTTTATCTTTTTATCAGTCTGTACTCCATACTGACTTTTACCTGCTCCGAAACCACCAGTAATTTTTTGACCCATATTGGTACGAGAAACCATAATCATGTTCTCGTACTCTAACTCGTTGTACAATATATATGGTACTTGTTCACTAGCATTAGTTTCTACTAATATTTGAGCATTATAATATTCTTTACCTATCTTATCTATTATATTAGGATAAAGTAAAGGACTAATAGAATTATTTCTATACTTTGCTACAACTTTATATGGTACTGCTGTCGTATCTATTACTACGAAAGCACTATAATCGCCACCCACACCTTTAGCAGTATCTGCTATAATAGTATATGAATGTCCAGGAATCGGTTCCTCTTGTACATCTAAACCATCTCGTTGTAATATAAATGGTTTAGGTTTCATATCTCCTATGGCACTCGCACTTATAAGAGTTGAACTAGATCCTAAAAACTCACACAGTACTTCCTGATTAAATTTTAATTCACCTAGTAAGGCTCTTTGTTTTTCTGCCCATGTTTTAGTCCTTCCAGGAATATCAGTATAAGGTATAAACAGTGGTTTAAAATCATTTCGTCCTTCTTGTGCAGCTTCCCAGTATCTCCAGAAGTGATTATATCCTAGAGGTGTCGAGGACAGTAATACTTTCGTATCCTTACCTGCAGATATCGTAGGATAAACAGAAGTAAAAAATTCTTCAGCTACAGTATTCGGTATAATTGCAGCTTCATCAATGTATAGCCAGTTTACTGATTTACCACGAATCGCTGAACTAGAAGTCGCAGCAGTAAAAATTTTAGAACCATTCTCTAATTCTATATCCCCTTTATTCCAAACAGCTACACCTTGTTGCATCCAGTTTGG